ATATGGTTCTGATTGCAAGTTCCTTTTCTAGAATATCTTGCGTCCCAGTCCATATGTAATTGACCTTTACATCCTCTTAATCTTTTTACAATCAATTGAGGACGTGTCAATTTGTTTTCGAATAATGATTGATTTAAAATATTGTACCATCTGACAGCAACCGCGTCTGTAGGAAAGTAGTCCGCTTCGTCGCCTCTTCTCTCAAGTGCTTTCTTGATTTTAATCTTGTAGTGTCTTTTGGATTTCATACTACTATTTAATTAAAAATCTGCTCTGAAAAAGCACCAGAAATTAATTAAAGTAGTAGTTTATAAAACTTTTTCTTGGGTCCAACTGTGTTTTGCGAGGTTTTTTGCTTCTGCCCATCTAATGAACAGTCCCAACTCTTTGCCATGTGCCTCAATTTCCCAGGGTAGATCCCAGTAATTGGTCTGGCTGTCCACCAAGTTGTTCTGCCATCTTGTGGAACCACATCTGCTCAAATCAACCAACTCACCCTTGGCATATTGCTTTAGGTGTACCATTTCATGTGCAATGGTCTCCATCATAGTTCGCTTGGAACCTGTACAATCTACAATGATTGTAAATTCTCTTGGTCGGTGATTCGAATCATCAAAATCAATTTCACCTAATATACCATCTTCCTTGTATAGTTGTTTAGAAAATTCAATGTCTAATGTTATTTTGTTTTTAAGATTATTAGGAAACAAATGTTCTGCACAATATTCGACTAGACTTTGTGCTAGTGATCTCAGGTGTTTGTTTCCACCTGTTATATTAACTAACATTACCCTTTTGCAATTTCCATTGCCATCTGCTTCAGTTCATCTGTAAGGAACTGTATTTCTTCTTCGGGTCTTTTTTCAGCAATGGCTTTTTCAATTTCCATGCTTTTAACCTTCATGGCAGTCAACTTTATTTTAATATCATCTATTGTGTGTAACATATTAATATATTAACACAATTGATACAATGTGTCAAACTGTTAGAAAAGGCGTACTGCTTGGCTTTTTATTTTATTTTTGGAAACAATGCATCTGTACAGAACAGTTCTACATCTTCTTCTTTTAATCCAAGCGATTTCATTACTTTTGGTGTGTGTGGATTTTGTTGTTGATTATGACAATAATAGTTTTGTGCTTCTGTTGTTTTTTCTTTGTCTGCTGTTTGTCTATAATCGCATATGCAATCAAAGTAAACTTTTAAATTGTCTACTGCAAGGTCCACTATTGCTTTTGCTTCTTCGTCGGTCCTTACGTTACCTGCCGCAATCATTGAACCACTGAATATGTTCAATGCCCATTGAGGTAATTCTCTTCTTTTACTAGGAATAAATTCTTCAACTGCTTCTTTAAACCAATCTATTAAAGGATGTTCTTCACCGCCTGAACTTTTTGAAAAGTCATGAAAGGCTCCTGTAATTTTATTTTTACCTGCAATTACATCAAAGCCATATATAGGACCATTATTATCTAAATTTGGAAAGATGCATACGTGCATCATCCACAATCCTTTTGACTCTCTAGCATCTACTACATCTATATGACAACGTCTACAATCTTCTGTTTGCCACACTCTATTAATCCAACCGTTATCAGGTTGATTAAATTGTGCCATTCCTTCTTCTTGAATCTCTTCACCTCTTGAATCGAACTCTTTTATAATTTGTTCTTGGCAGTCTATTAGTGTGTCCCAAATATAACTCATATTAAATTAGGATCCGTTCTATGATGTATAAAAGGATCATCTGTTTCTATTCCTTTAAGTAATCTTACTCTTGTTTCTAATGCATCTATTGTGGTGTAAATATGTCCTGTGTCGTGTTCGAGAATACAACTTTTAAAATACTTTATTTCGTCTTCTAATACTTTAATTTTAATTAGATCCCACTTGTTGGTCAGTCTCTTTTTTCTCGGCATACAATTCCTTAAATAGTTGTGTTGCATATTCAAAACAAAGTTTGGCTTCTTCTGCCATGCTGTCATTTGTTTTTGATCTTATTATTTCTTTTGTTTCTTTAATATCACAATCAAACTCATACATTGTGCCTTTGCCAGGTGCTCTTTTTTTAATCATTTGACCACCGGACAAGTCACCCATGTGTCTAACGTAAATGTGTGCCATTAGTTTTTCAGGATCGTCCTTGATATTAAAAATGTGTCTAACATATTTTTCAGTTGATTCAGTTAATGTGGGATTTTCAGACTCTTTCCAAAGTTCTTGGAAGTCCGCTAATATTTTTGGTGCTCTACGCACAGTTGGAAAGTCATTGAATAAACTGTTTGCCATTGCACAGGCTTCTAACAAATTGTATATTGCGTGTTGGTTCCATAAGAACGTTGCATACATTTCGTCTGACATCTTGCCAGACATCAGTTCTCCTACGAACTCTTGTCGTTCTGCGTCTTGGTGTACTTGTTTGGTTAATTCTTTTAGGCTCATTCAGATTCTATTTTAACTTGTAAAGGGAAGCCTCTAGTTCTACTTTCATTTGTTGCTTCTGTTCCTTTTTGTTCTGCTATTTCATATGTATATACACCACACACTGCCGAACCTTCGTTGTGGATTTTGATTGTAAGGTCTTTTGCTGTTTCTGGCGTGTGCCTAAATATTTTGACTAGCAATTCAATGACGAAATCCATTGGAGTCACATCATCGTTTAACAATATCACTGAATAGTTTTCTGGTTCCTTTGTCAGTGCTTTTACTTTCGAATCTACTTTTACTTCTAAATCTGTTGTCATTATTCCTACTTGTTTAAGTTAGGTAGGGTGTTGCCACCCTACCATATTCAAAGTTACTTAACTTCAATAGTTCTTGCTTTTTTACCTTCTGGAATTATACGTTCCATAGATACTTTTAGCAAACCATCTTTAAGTTCTGCTCCCTTTACTTCTACATCATCAGCAATAGTGAATGATTTAGAAAACCATCTTTTGCTAATGCCTCTGTGAAGTACACCGTCTGTATCTTTGGCTTCGGACTTGTCCTTCTCCTTAGATTTTACAGTCAACATATTGTCTTTGTACTCTACATCTATGTCGTTTTTTGAAAAACCTGCAAGTGCAAGTTCCACGTCATAAGTGTATTCACCAGTCTTCACTATGTTGTATGGTGGAAAGTTTGTAGCAGTTGGCATTCTGTAAATGTCATTTTCGAACATTCTTTCAAAATGATCGAACACATTGTCGAATCCTACTGTTACTGGTCTTAATTGATTGAATATAGATAGTGCTTTATTTGTCATCGCTTTTCCTCCTTATTAAGCAAGTTAATTTAATGTAAGTCCTATCCAAGCAACTTACACTATTATTTATCACATACTGTGATACTATATTATATAATAACTTATTATAAAAAATCAAGAGTCTAACCATATATTTTTTGTATCTTTTTTACCAAAATCTTTGCTTTGATATCCTTCTCTTACTTCCAATGTAAATGATTTGCCTCTGGTGTCTGCTTGTAGATGATGTTCGAATCCTTCATATTCAACATGGCATATTACGGGCCAGCCTTCTATGTTTTGGTATTCAAGATGTAATTGATCTAACTTTAGTCCGTGTGGGCCACCTTTAATTTTTTCTTCTGTGTGCCAAACACCTTTTTCAAAACTCTGCCCGAATAGATAATGTTTGTTTTCCACGGAATAATGATCCGCATCAAAGGTACCTGTTTCAATGCATTTGATTCCATACTTGCCTAACTTTTCATATTCCAAAGGTATTGCATGGATTGTGTCCTCAAATTTAAACTCTTTATCATATTGGTCAATATACAATGTGCAACTGTCAGACAATTCACAACCGCTGACGTGTGTGATATCATCATGTTCATACCAGTCTCTTTCAAGTTGTGCTTTTTTTGGCACCTTGTTAAGCATATTCATATCTCTATACTCTGCAAGATACTCACCTAACTTGTCTTGTCTTTTACTCCAATAATCGTATGCCTCTTTAGTAATATGACCCATGACTGCTTCACCGCCATAGGCTTCGAACCTAAGTTCATAAAACTTTCTTTCGTTTTTGATTTTTTCGATTAAAACTTGTTTTTGTTTAGACGTAGCCATCTAAAGCATAATAACACACTACTCATTTTGTGTCAATGGTGGATAGCCATTCATCTTAGCCAATTCATTGTTGGCTTCAGTTGCCGCGATACTTGTATTGAAACTCATAGATATTCTTGGTTTCTGCGACTTATTGCCATCAACATAGTGAATGACCCAACTAGGAAATATCAGTATGCCATTATTGACTGGAGTGTATGTGGCTCTTACTGCGGTAATTTGATTGCGTTTGGGCATCAGTCTAGGTAGATAATATTGTGCTTCGTCTTCTCTGTCAAAGTGTATTTTGGAATCTGAATCTTCAGGCACATCTATATAGTACACACCACTCAGCATACTGTCTCTATGATTGTGAGGCTGATTGTAATCTTTGTGATAGTTTATATTCCACCAATAATCAGAAATGATTAGGTCAGGCATACCTGCCATTTTAGTACACTCGTTAATACATCTCTGGAGTGAGTGTATGAACCTTTCTATTGCTAAAGGCTTTTGGTCCAATATTTCAAAAGACTTGCTTTGCCAACCGCCATAATTAGATGCAACTTTGCCTACTTTATCTTCTTCAGCAAGTTTTTCAACGTACTCTTTTAATTCGATATTATTAGTATCTTTCAAATGATCATTCCATATCACAGTTGGAAACCATAAGTCGGCTTTCATTGGCATTATTTGTTCTCCAGTTCTTTAATTTTACTTGGTAAAAATTCTAGATCGTACACTCTATTATTGTTGATCAAATTGAATTCAAAAGCACTGCTACCATGCCATATATAATAGCAATTTGTTTTGTTCAAAACATAACCTATTAACCATCTGTCTTTAAATGTGCCGTTGACATCAAATATTATTACATCAACTGCGTTTGCTATTTCAATTAACCATTTTAAGTTTTGTTCATCGTCTGGATCTTTCACTTCAAACATATAGACATTAACATCTTTTTCAAATTGTTTTGCTCTTTCATTGAAATCATGCTTAACACTTTCAGCAGGATTGATAAGCAATACACTCCTGTTCTCGTTATGCAACTTGTCAGGCTCTGTGATTAGATTCAGTTTTGGCATACAAATAATTATGCTATTACTCGTACAGTTTTTTCCAATGTGATTTGTTAGATTGTTCTTCGTTTTGGACGTATGATTCTGGATATACTACTTGAGTGAGATTTGGTTTTATTCTTCCACTCTGTCCTTGATCTTCACTTGCTTGTCGCCTGTCTCTGCTCTCATTATGTAGTTTGAAGTCTTTTTTTTTGGATCCTCTTTAGCAACTTCTTTTTCTGCTTCTTCAATCATCTTATTCCATTGCTCTAATGGCATTGGTGGATCTTCTTCTTTTACAGTCTCTTTCCATGCCGCCGCATAACCAGGCTTGGTAATACGGTGTGTTTCTAATTTTTCTTCTGGTTCAATATTTTCTAAAGTGGTTTTAATTTGCTCTTCTACCTTATCGTAGTCAACTTTATCTTCTTCTTTGGCTTTACGAGCAACTTCTTCTAATGCTTCTTGTTCTTCTTTTTCTCTTTGCTTGAATCTTTCTAATTGTTCTTCTGCTTCACGTTCTTTTTGTTCTTTCTCGAAACCCTCCATTAATTCTTCATGCAAAGTTTTTTCTGCTGGTGCTTTAGGCACTATAGGTTTTGCATTAGATATCTTTGATAAACTGATTGGTTTACTTGTAACCTCTTTTTGTTTTTCAACTATCTTTTTTAAACTTTGACCACCACTTGGTTCTTTAGGTGTGCTAGGTGGAGTTGGTTTGCTGGGTGGAGTTGGTTTGCTAGGTGGAGTTATTTTGCCACCTGCGTCAATGTATCTCCAACGGAACGTGTACTGTGAAGCAATCAACAATAATACTGCAAGTGGATCAAATACAAATATGATAGTAATAATAACCCACCTTACTGCTTCTTCCAATAAGTTCCTGTTTGCTTCTTCTCCATACACAAATTCAGCAATATATCTAATAGGCCCTACTTCAGACTCCAACTTCATCACTTGACTTTTTAAAGGCTCAATGGCAACTAGATGTCCATCAATTCTACCTGTTGCATCAAATATATTTTTTTCTGCTACTTGTACCTGTACCTCAATGCCATCTAATGATGCATCGTTCTTTGATCTTAATTCATCTATCTTTTGTGATGCTTTTTCAATTTTAAGCATAAGTGCTTCACGTTCTGGTCCTTGTTTTTCTCTTAATTCTAATCCTTGTTTTACTCTACCAGTACCACCAAATCCTTTATTACGTGATGTGAATGCTTCTACGTCAGCATCTAACACTTCTATTCTAGCATATGCGTCATCAATCTTCTTTTGCTCTATGGCTATGTCTTGATTAAATCTGTCTACGCCACTGCTGTCTTTGTTTTGAATTCTTTCTAAAACTTGATTCTGTCTTTCAATATACTTTTCTTCAGCAAGTATTTTGCCTTCTAATATTTCTATTCTTGATGTGACTGTGTCGCTGGCTAAATTTTGTTCTACGTGTGCTTTTGAAAGGAATCCGAATATACCCATTGATGTTATAATCATCAATACAACCACTGCAATGGATAGATATGTTTTTAACCACCAGGCGGCTCTGTTCCAATACCTATGGAGCCATACTGCGGCAACAAGTTTTCCAACTTCTAAGGCAGTACCCATTATGATTATAGGCACAGCCGCCGCGGCAAAGATTGCCACAAGTCCTGCTACTGAGTAATAGATTGCTACACTTGATATGGTTATCGCAATTAAAAAGGTTAATAAACCAAATAACATATAAACTCCTCTTAAAGTTTATATATTTATCGGTTAATCCCTTATAAATTGCCAGCCTTGATAAGCAACATCTTTACAGGCTGTCTCTTTAAAGTCCCTAGTTTTACTCTTCTTTTTAATTTGTGTAAACACAACTCTGCAATAACCACTGCCATGCGGATAACTTGCTACAACTTTAACGAATCCATGTGTATCATCGTTCATATTGTGCCAACTAACCACTTTGCCTTCTTCCAAGTTATCTAGTGCAAAGAATACTGCTTTGTCTTGCTTTGCTCTATCTTCTTTACTCAACTTGCTAAGATTGTTTCTTACAAAGTTATACCACACTTCTACACCTGTTCCTGCGTGTGTATAATTGTGACTTACACTCTTCTGACTAGATAGACTCTTTGTCTTTTCTAGGTTAGTAGTACCACAGGCTGTTAATAATAAACTACTGCCTAGGATTAACCATTTCCCAAGAGCCATCAAATTTTTGACAGACATATCCTTTTTTCCTTATCCATTCGTTTGCGATATACATATCGAACCAATACTCTTTACATTCTTTTGCTATACCACTATATGCTAGAAAATCCTTTGCACCATCATCACACACCATAGTTTCCACAGTCTGTTTATCAACTATTTCACCTTTGGTATTTTTCACAATGACTGTTTCTATCTGTGCATTACAATACTGGTCGCTCCATGGACCACCTGCACTTGCAACAGATTGATATGCAAGAACCATCCCAACCGTGAGTAGTGATAGAAATATGATTCGTTTCAGCATAATCTATCCTTACTCAGATTGTTTAAGTACTTTTGCAGAAGTTTTATCTATTGTGCTCTTAACTTTACTAGATAACTTAATAGAATTCTTTGCTTCTACTAATTTCACAATAGCCTCAACATCTTTCTTAGATATTTTTACTAATACAAAAGACCTGTAGTTGTTTTTGCTTGTATTAAACATCGTCAACTTTCTGTCCACAGAATAAGTTCTAAGAACTGTCTGTTTAATCATGTTCACAATGGTGTCTTTCGACTCAACCATACCTGTCATAGACTCAGGCGCACCTTTTTCAGTATAAATGATAGATGTTTGATTGTTCATCTCACCATTAATTCTGTCAGTGATTTTAGCCTTTGCCTTTAGAACTGCCTTCTTCATAGACATTTCCATATCAGGAGATACTGCTACTGCTACCGCATAGTAATATCCTTTTCTTAATACCCAACCCTCTTTACCAGTGTCTTCATGGTCAAGATACCAAGCAGGTACTTTCTTTGCCTTAGTATTTTCGACTGGCAAGTTTACCATTCTACCTGAACAAGCAGATAAAACGAATGCCATCGCTAATACCATTATTATTTGTAAGTGCCTTTTCATAAGCCTCCTCTGTTTAAGTGTATAGTATATAGGATTTTGGAAGAATAGTCAAGTGTTTTGGTACTTTATTTTTGGCGTGTTTGCTGAACTATTTTGGTAATATTACCAAAATTATTTGTCATCGAATGAATATTCGAAGTTTTGACTCCACAAATTCTTCTGCAATAGTTTGGCTCCGTTTCGTAAATGGAACTTTTCAGCCATTGCTGTCAATGGAGACAGTGTGACCAACCTATTTAGATGGTTGGATTCTTTAATCATTTTGTGTACTTCGTTCACAATCATTCTTCCTCCACCCTTTTTAAGACTCCAAACTGTGTAGGCTATTGCTATCTTACCTTGTTGTCCTACTCTATGGATACTTTCTAAATGTGCAACTTCACTCAACTTGTCCAATTCATATAAAGTTTTTGGTACGTCGTTGGTGTATGCGAAACACATCACAGCCATTAAATCCTTTCCATGATATAAACCAAACATCTTTCTACCATGATTCGTTCTCCATGACACAGGTAGATCTGGTCTTACAGGATCAGAACTTATGTCTATGTCTTTCAGTTCTACTAACTTTGTTTTCTTAAGCCAATCAAAGTTTATAGATATCGTTGGTAGTTTCATCTTCATCTTCTTTGTTTTGTTTTTCTGTTGCGTCTATAAAATTTATTAATCCCCATAGCACTAATACTGAAAAAGGTATTCCAATAAAAAATAAAAGTAATCCGTGTTCTAAATCCATGCTATATCTCTGTTCCTTGGGTGTCAGGAACTATTCCTTGTTGTTCTAACCATAGTATCATGATCTCCATTAAGTCAGTCATATCTCCAAACAATTCGTTAATCATAATTTGTTGTTGATACACAATATAACTTAATAATATTATTGTGAATGCTATTACAAGTATTGCAAATCTAAGTAGGTTCATTTGTTACCTTTCATCAATGTAATTTCTGTTGCCGCTTTTCTACCAGACACATCATCGTCATCAGCAAACACAGGAACTTGATTGCTTTTGTGCATTGTTGCAATACCAATTAATTTACGTTTACCCGAATAAAATAGAGCCTCTTGCTTCTTACCACCACTGACAGGAATCTTATTGCCTAGTGGTACACCTGTTCTTTCTTCAATAGGTTCAAATGTAAGAGGTTCACTTATATTTTTCTTAGGCTTCAACTTGTCCAAACCTCTCTCCTTCAACCATTGTCTGTGTTTTGCTTGGGCCTCTCGCAAAGACTTTGTGTTAGCCAATTTGCGTTTAATTCTTTTCTTCAAAGGTATTTGTATAAATCCCATCTTTGTATTTTATATGATTAATTTATGATTGTCAAACTACTTTTTGGCGTTTAATGATTTAATTTTATCCAAAATAATAATGGAGTATTGATCGTTTGTACTCCAAGCCTTAAGTCCATTCACTAATTTTGTATAGTTAATATTACCTGAATTTAATTGTTTTGTTCTTTCAACTCTGAATCCTTCATAAGCAGGATGTCTATTTAATATGTCAATTACATCTGCTACACTTTGACATTTTGTTTTGTATTTCTTTACACCAAATTTTGCATTAGGTATTCCTAAAGGTTTCATTTGTGGTACTTTATTGTCCCAAGTTCTTACACCAAATAATGCATTACCTTCTGTTGCAAATCTGCTTGTACCATAAGCGGATTCAACCACAGCCATTGCAACCAGTATATCTCTTGGAATTCTTTGATCAGAAGCAGTAGTCCAATTTAGATAGTCTATACATTTGTTTGTTGCTAGGACAAATTCTGCATTGTTTTTGTATGTGTAATCAGGTTCATGTAAGCCAAATTCTTTTGCTAATTGAACCATCTTCAAATCTTCTTCTTTTTGAATTTTCTTTACAACGTAGGGATTAGGTTTGAATGTTCCAAAGCCATATGCTAGTCCTAATATAAAAGAAACTAACAACAGTTTTGTAAGAAATGATTTGACTTTAGAACTGGTGGTTCTAACTTCAGACTGTTTTGTTTTAGACTGTGCCTTATTCATACACTTATTATATATTATTTTGAGCACAGGGTCAAGCAGTAAAAAGCCGCTATTTTATTGACTTTTATATGCTATTCGTGTCTTGTTCACACTCAAAATTTGCACTTTCTATTTGAAAACCGTAATTTTGAAATGATGTGGTTACTTCACTGTACTTGACAGATGCGTTTGCCATGCATTCGCTTTTAGTTTTGTAAAATTTAACTGGATCTTCTTCCATTAAAACACATGGATTTCCAAGTGTGCATATCATTATAATAACTTTCCACATATACTAATTTACCTTTTTATAATTTTAAAGTTGTTCTTACAGATATCGTACCAATATCTGCCACTGTCTCTTAACAATTCATTGTCAGTACGAAGTTGTTCCATTCGCTTATGGATTAAATTCCATTGGTATTTAGAGATGACTTTATCCTTATCCTGATGTCTATCTATTCTAGACAGCACATCATCTATCAACGGGCAGGTAATATCAGGCACCTTAGGAGCCTTCTTCTTCCACTTTGCAAATAGTGTGACTTTGCTTTTGGGTCTAGGCATAATAGACTCCTTTCACGTTAATATTTAGATTGTTAATGTGTGAAGTTTAGTGCAATGATAAGTTATAAGATGTGTTTAAAAGTGTGGGAGCCGAAACTCCCACACATGACTATTTCTGTTGCCCGGCTAGTCTTCTCCGCCAAGTGGCCGGTATTAAGCGGCAACCAATTCCTGATCAGCGAATACGCTCATCGGAACTGTCACTTCTGGTTTAAATGCGTTTGCATCTAAGAATGACCTTTTACAGAGATCTTACTGGTAAACTCCATGCGCCTTTTGACACTAGTCGAACCTATATCACCCCCGTAAAGCATATTAACTAATATGTTTTGCGTGAACGATTTTGGTGGAGGTGGTCGGTACTGCCCCGACGTCCTAAATGTTTATTCCTCACACTTCAACGTCTACAGTGTATTTAAACAGATTTTTATGTGTTTGTCAAGACTTGACTGGAGACCATCTACCATCTTTGCTTCTAACTTTGTCGTTGTGTTCAACGGTTATGGTAAATGTCTTAACGTCTTTGAAGTCCCCCTTACCATGAGCAAAAGTAAACTCATGACCTTTGTCAGTTTTACTTTTCCAATAGTGATGGAAGTCTGTGATAACCATTTTGTCTTTTTTAACTTTAATTGCCATGTTATAAACATAGCATATTATCAGTTTGCTGTCAATGGAGATTATCTGTGAACTTTGATATCGGTAGCAACTTCTCTTCCTCTGAACTCTTTAAGTTCGTACTCAATCACTTCACCGTCAATAACCTCTTTAAGGTTTGCCGCTTTAAGTGTTGATATATGAAGAAAGACGTCCTTGCCCTCTATGTCTGGTGTTATAAATCCAAAACCTTTAGCAGAATTGAACCATTTAACTTTACCTGTTGCCATATGTTTTCTTTTGTTTCCTTAGGATAATATTTATACAAATCGTGAAAAGAACGGTTGCTTGACTGTTAAAATCAAGCAACCATTCGGAATGATTACATAGAGTTTTTCTTCTCTTGTATTTCTTTTCTTCTTAACTTCGTAGCCTTACCTAGTAAGCCAAGAGCCTTTCTTGCTCTCGCCGCCGCCGCTTTTACACCTTTTGTTTCAAAGGCTTCTGATTCAGCGATATAACTTTCAAAGGCTGTTTTTATTTCGTCATGTGTTTGTGACATTGTGTTTCTCCTTTATGATATCATAAATGTCTTTCCAACTGTTTGCTCGTTGGATGTTCATTTGTTTATTATTATAACTTCTATTGTGTGGTAGGTCAAGTATTATTGGTACCAAACCCAAAACCTTGCCAGATTCAACATTGTCGGGTTTGTCATCTATCCAAATTGTTCCTATATCAAATTTTTGGAGAGCAAAATATTTGCCTTGACCTGTTTCCAAAAATGTGAAGTCTTCGAATACATCACCAAAAACTTCCTTAAGATTATCTTCCCTTGCTCTGTTTGCCACTTTGTCTAAAGTTTGTGATGTGATCACTGAAAACCTGTAACCTTCATCTGCTAACTTTTTGACATACTCTACAGCACCATCCATAGGCTCTAAATATCTCATATAGGCACTTTCGTTGAACACAGAAATATATGTGTTTAATGCGTCTGCTGGTACTTCTGGATAGTGTTTACGTAGATCAAAATGACCTTGATCTTTCTTTGTTAAACCTTGTCCAGCCATGAAGTTATCAAATGCTTCTTCCCATTTGAGTAATACTCCATCAACATCTACACCTATTATTTTAGACATTAAGATAATTTTAAACCTGTTGTTCCTTCACCATATTTCTTAGCCATGTTTATTTCTGTCTTTGCCCAGGTCACAACATTATTCTTTACTATTTTGTATTCGCCATGTTGTGGCACAGTAAACATGAATGGTCCTAAACCAACTCCACTTGGTAGGTTAACTATTGCCATAGGTCTTTGAATTGTAATGTAATCATTATCATGTTCAATAAATCTTGCAACAATTTCTTCTCCGCTCATTAACTTGATTGATACGGTATCATTTGCATTAATATCATTCATTTGATTCCTTTTCTAGAAGTGTTTTTAATTCTTGATATCCACCAACATATGCATCATCTACAAATATTTGTGGGACTGTTCTTACACCTGGTACTGCTTCTTGCAACTGTTGTACAGTCCAAGTTCCATGTGCAATATTTCTTTCTTCATACTCAATATTTTTTGATTTGAGTAAGTTTTTGGCTTGTTCACAGTATGAACATCCAACGTTGCTCCAAACAACTGCTTTAGTGATCTTTGACATCTGGTAACTCTATTGCTCCTATTCCTTCGTTATGTAGTTCTTTTATTTCTTTGTCGGTTGCTTTACCGTATATATGGTCATCACGTTCTCCCAAAGACGCTTTACGAGCCTCCTGGGCAAAGTTATCTCCAACGTTTTCACAGTTTTTTTCAACCCACGTTTTTAAATGTTTAAATGCTGACCTACTATTGAAGAATGCTTGATTACTTTTTTTACCTTTGGCTTTGGTTTTACTGCTGACATTAGGAGCCATTATTGCTCTCCTAATTGAAATATTGTCACAGATAGGACAAGCCACTAATCTTTTTTTCTTTTGATTTAGATATGATTTTTCGCTGTCAAACCAGCCTTCGAATTCATGATCGTTTTTACATATCAAATTATATTTGGGCATAACTTATTTTAACTTCTTTAGGATTAAAAGTCAATCAAAGGTCTTGATTGAAGTGCTTGATATATTTTTGGAAGTTGTCGTCTGTGATTAATGATACTAATGCAAAGATTAAACCAAGTACTATGATTCCCCAAAGTCCTTTGTCCCATTCAACAAATAGGATTGTGTATAAAACTTCCAATCCATTCATTCCTTCATAGGTAATCATTATAGTGAGAATTTTTTGAATTGTCCTTTTTGTACGTCTTGTTTGATACCACCAACAATGTATGATTCCACTTCTGTTTCCTGTGGAGCAACTTGAAGACCTTTTGATGATAACCAGTGCTGTGTCCACGGAAGAGGATTTTGATTTGCACCTACATCATAAAGTGGATCGAAACCTAATGCTCTTAATCTTTTGTTTGCAATCCATTCTACATACGTACCTAGTAATCTTTCGTTAAGTCCTATAATAGAACCATCTTTGAATAAGTGTTTTGCCCAAGCCTTTTCTTCTTCAACACACTTCTTAAACATTTCAATCACAGTTTTATCAAGACCTTTTATAACTTTGCTCATGCCTTTGTCGTCACCTTTTTGCCATGCTTTGATAACGTGTGTGGATAGGTTTAAGTGTGTTGCTTCATCTCTAGCAATTAATGAAAGTAGTTTTGCAGAACCTTCCATAAGTTTTAATTCACCAAACGCAAATGTACAAGCAAATGATACATAAAATCTTAAACCTTCTAATAGGTTAACATTGACCATTGCTAGATATAATTGTTTTTTCAATTCATCTATATTGCCTTTTCCTTTGACTGTGTAGTCCTGTGCCATTTCACTGAACTTGTCATAGTTCTGTGTGACTGATACTGCTCTTTTTAAAATTTCATCATCGTTAAGAATAGTGTCAAATACTTCAGCAGGATCAGGGTAAACATTCTTCATTATGTGTGTGTATGCTCTAGAATGAATTGTTTCAAAGAAGTCCCAAGTAACAATACATCCTTCTAATTCAGGATTAGAAACATATGGTAGGAAACTTAAACATGGTCCTCTTCCTTGTACACTGTCTAATAGTGTTTGATACTTTAAATTAGATGTGAATATGTGTTTTTGTTCTGGTCTGAATGTTTGAAAGTCTGCTCTATCTTTTTGTAAAGACACTTCCTCAGGTCTCCAAAAGTATCCTAACATTGTTTGGTTTAGTTTATCAAACTGCGGATACTTGAATACATCATATCTCTGCACATTTTGATCTGCACCAAAGAACATAGGTTCTTTTGTAAAATCAATATCTTCTCTATTAAAAACTGTTTTTGCCATAACGTATTAATTATCTAAATTGTGCAGGCTTCACACTCGCCATCTTCTAAATCCTGTAATTGTTGTTCTATTTTGGCTTCACCATTTACGTGTGCTTCACCATTTACGTGTGCTTCGCCGTTTACGTGTGCTTCACCATTTACATATTTTTCTGCATCAATGCCCGAAGGTTGTAAATCTTCTTCTTCGCCTTTGAAATCATAAGTGTTTTGATAATAGGATGTCTTCCAACCATATTTGTACGCACTTAACATATCTTGCGCCATTACAGATAATGGTACTTCATTGTTTTCATATTGTAATGGATTGTATGACCAGTTGCCTGATATTGCTTGGTCAAAATATTTTTGCATCATAGCAACGACTTTAATGTATCCATCATTTGAACCCATATCCCATAACAAAGTGTATGCATTTTTTAATGTAGGGAAACCTGGCACTATTTGTTTCAGTGGACCTTTTTTAGATTTCTTAATTGATAGTAATGCTCTTGGTGGCTCTATGCCGTTTGTTTCGTTACTAACAACGGAAGAACTTTCTGAAGGCATCTGAGCCGACAATGTTGAATGTCTTAATCCATATTTGCCTATATCTTTTCTTAGACTTTCCCATGCCATTCTTTGTTTGTGTGGTACAATTTCGTCAACTTCTTTCTTGTAATGGTCAATTGGTAATAAACCATCTGCGTATTTTGTGCCTTCAAACCCATCACATTTACCTTTTTCATCTGCAAGATCACAACTTGCTCTTAACAAGTAATATTGGAATGCTTCTGAAAGTCTGTCTACTAATTCCCACGCCTTTGGATCTGAATACTTAACACCATTCTTCGCGAGATAGTGTGCTAAACCAATGTATCCAATGCCTAAAGAACGTCTGGATTTAGTAGATAGTTCTGCCGCCTTAACTGGGTAATCTTGTAATTCTATAATTTCATCTAATGCTCTTACAGCCAAGTCACATAAATTTTCTAATTCGTCTAATGATTTAAGACTGCCTACATTTATTGCTGATAGAATACACAATGCTATCTCACCTTCAGGATCATCTATGCCTTTGATAGGCGTTGTAGGTAATGTAATTTCTTGACATAAATTACTCATTGATACTTTATCTTTGAAACTTGAGTGTGCGTTTGAATGGTCTATATTCATTATATAGATTCTACCAGTCTCTGCTCTCTCTTTTAATAAGTCTGCAAACAGTTCTTGTGCCGCAATAGTTTTTTTAGGAACTGATTTATCTTTTTCATATTTTTTATACAATGCATCAAATTTATCTGTACCAAACGCATCATATAATCCTGGAACTTCGTGTGGTGAAAACAAAGTGATATCTTCTTCATTAATAAATCTTTCATAGAACATTTTACTAATCTGTATCGAATAGTCCATACGTCTTACTCTGTTGTCTTCTGTACCTTTATTGTTTTTTAGTACAAGTATGTCTTCAATCTCTTGGTGCCATATTGGAAAGTGTACGGTTGCATTTCCGCCACGCACACCATTCTGTGTACAACATCTCACAGTGCTTTCGAATTTTTTTAGGAACGGAATGACTCCAGTGTGTTGAACCTCCCCACCTCTAATTTTAGAATTAATACCTCTAATACGTCCTGCATTGATTCCTATGCCTGCTCTTCTGGCAACGTATAAACCAATTGCCATGTCGCTTGAAAAAATACTAGACAATGTATCATCACTGTCTACTAACACACAAGAAGCAAATTGTCTTATAGGAGTTCTTACTCCGGACATAACTGGAGTTGGAATATTAATTTTAAATTGTGATATTGCATCGTAATATTTTTTTACATAACTCATTCTGTTTTTTCTAGGATAATCAGCAAATAATGTTGCCGCAATCATCATGTACATATCTTGTGGCGTTTCATAAATTGCTCCTGTACTTCTATCTTGCACAAGGTATTTGTCTACCACTTGTCTTAAACCTGCGTATGTAAATTCTAAATCTCTATCTCTTTTGATCCAAGTGTTTAATTTTTTAATTTCTGATTTGTGATATTTTTCAACTATTGTTCTATCGTAAACGCCTAATTTGATATTTCTAAGAAT